ATATCTGCGGTTCACATGAGTACCATGCCATAAGTGATAAACTGAACCCGAGATGCATGCAATACGAGGTTTTGGAAGACTACAAAACTCTTTGAAAGCAGGAATCAATGCAGGTTTGAGATACGTTGCTGGAAACTTGACATCTAACCATGCGGCTGCTGAAAGCGTATCTCCACTTCCTGTAATTCCATATTCAAAGAATCCTACTTTGCGAAACCACTTGCGACGGAACGCCCATGCAAATCCTGGATGAAACTTATGATCGAAGTTTTGTTTACGATTCATGTAGAGAACGGATGATCGTTCTTGCATTATTTTTGTATACGTGATGTCCATCCAGACTGCAGAAGTAAAAGGTTGAACTACGTCGTTTTTATTGAGGGCATCTGAGACTTCACAATACCAGTGAGGATTTCCAAAGATGATATCAGCATCCAAGAACAATACTTTGGAAAACCACCATGGAATCTTAGATTCAAGAATGGTACAAAGATTCTCCTTGTGGAAGAGGATGGATTTACTCCAGACATGAAATGCATCTACAATCTCAGGTTCTTGTTTATCAAACACCAGTTCCAAAGTGTAATATGGAATATTTGCAAGTTTGAGTTTTTCAATTGTGTAAAAGTAGTTCATCACCATCCGCTTAGATTTGGCAGGATTGAAGAAGACAAGTCCTACTGCCATATCGCGTTTCCATGGAGTATTATACCTTACATTTGCAAGTTCAATAGGTTTAGCGGTTTCTTGTTTAGGTAGAGGATCTGGTTCTTCTGTGTATGCCATGGACTGAGCGCTTCCCATTGTGTAGAAAAACGGATAAAAGATTGGATAGAAACTACAATTCATAATGACCGATGTCTACTCACCTTACAATGCCCGTAACCGATTCTTTACAGAGAAGGATATCCACCGTATATTGCATCGCCATGGTTTGCCTCATTACCGTGTCTCAAATCCAAGAGTCTTTCAAACCGCAATGGTTCATACCACCTATGTCAAACGATCTGAATATACTACACCCGATGGACGACCGGCGTCTCTTGCTCCGTGTCCCTCTGGTGTCATGCCCCTCCAAGATGAATCGTATGAATGTCTCGAATTTGAAGGAGATTCAGTCCTTGGAGTGTGTGTTGCAACCTATCTACGACGCAAATACCCTGACAAGAAGCAGGGTTTTCTCACAGACGCTCGCAAGGAACTTGTTAACAACGAGCGAATCGGCGCCTTATGTCAAAAAGTCGGACTGGATACATTCTATGTCATTTCTAGACACAACGAGGAGTCTGTGGCTATTAATGGACGACGAAATATACAGAAACTGGGAGACATATTTGAAGCTTTTATTGGTGCGCTATGGACAGATTGTGGAAACCGATTCAATATTGTCTACTCATTCGTCACCAACGTTCTGGAAGCCTATTTGGACATCCAGGATGTTGTCACTACTATCACCAACTACAAGGATATCTTTCAGAAGTATTGCCAGCGTGAGTTTGCGACAACTCCTACGTATACTATGATAGAATCCAATGACGCTTTGATTCGGGTCACAATTGTTCTCAAAGGAAAAACATTAAAAGAAACGGGTGAAGGAACCACTCGTAAGAAAGCAGAACAAATGGCAGCAAAACAAGCGCTTGAAGGATTTGGAGTTACTTTCTCTTCTGCGTAGTGACTCTAGCGTTTCTTCCACATTTGAATCGTTTGAGTGTTCGCCCTTGTGTCCATAATACAGATTTAACACAGACCGCGATGGGTCCTTTTTCATTGCGAAAGGTCTTTCTCACTTTCTTAATACATTTGCAAAACCTTCTTGTTTGATTAAGTCGTGCCATTGTGTCAAACTCAGAAGAATATATCCTCGCAAAGAATAAACATAATGGGCGGTGGTCTTCTACAACTCGTTGCTTATGGTGCTCAGGATGCGTATATCACTGGAAATCCTCACATTACCTTCTGGAAGGTTCTCTACAAGCGTCATACGAACTTTGCAATGGAGGCGTTCCGTGTGAACTTCACGGGTGCTCCTCAATATGGTCAACGTGTCGTTGCTGTCATCAACCGCAATGCGGACTTGATGTACAAGACCTATTTGGAGGTCCAACTCCCAGACACATTTACTGCAAACGTCAAGTGGACATCTGCATTTGAACGTCGTCTTGGCTACCAACTTCTCAAGAAGATTGAGGTAGAGATTGGCGGACAGATCATTGACACTCATTATGGTGAATGGTTGTTCTTATGGGAGAACTTGACCTCTGGATTTGACAACTCTGTCAAGTTAGACACAATGTTAGGTGGATACCTTGGAGGCACAGAGACCACTTCAGTCTCTTGCGGAGGTCGCCCAGCAGTCTTGTATATCCCTCTTCAGTTCTGGTTCTGCCGAAACCCAGGTCTTGCATTACCTTTGATTGCCCTCCAGTACCACGAGGTTCGCATCAATGTGACTTTGAATCCTGCAACAGACTTGGTTTCAAAGGGAGATCAGGCATCAGTCTCTGCTGCTGCTGCACTTCTGCCTCAGTTGAAGGATATGTCACTCTATGTAGACTATGTCTACTTGGATGTCGATGAGCGTCGCCGATTTGCTCAACAGTCTCATGAGTATTTGATTGACCAACTCCAGTTCGGTCTTCAACAGACACTCACAACATCAAGTGCCCGAATTGACTTGACATTGAATCACCCTGTCAAGGAGTTGGTGTGGGTCTTCCAGGACGCCCGTAAAACTGATTGCGGATCTACGCTTACAAATAACATTGGATTCACTCAACCCTTCAGTTACGATGATATTGTCAATCGCGCCCGTCTCCAAATCAACGGTCAGGATCGATTTGACGAGCGATATGGTGATTATTTCTGGAAGGTTCAACCTTACCAACACCACACAGGAGGCGCCTTCTTTCCTATGCGCTCTCAGGTCATTGCGCAGACTCCTACTACATTTACCGCTGTTGCAACTCTTAGTGGAGATATTTTGGATGTTACTACTGCACCAGGGGGAGGACCACTTATCATTGAAGGAGCGCTTGTAACCCTTGCAAACTACTTACCACCTGGAACAGTCATTATTTCATATGGAACTGGTAATGGAGGTTTAGGAACCTATCAACTCAGTGAACCAGTTCTTCAATCTGGTACAGCACAAACAGTCACATTTACACTACCCAACGTCAACTACACTCCTCATGAGAACCCAATTAACGTATATTCCTTTGCCCTTCAACCCGAGGAACATCAACCAAGTGGAACCTGTAACTTCTCACGAATTGACACAACCACCCTTGTGTTCGACAGCGTATCTGCATCAGGTGTTGCAAGACCCACTAAGTCAACACCCTTCAACTTCAGAATGTATGCAGTGAACTACAACATCTTCCGAGTCATGTCCGGAATGGGTGGACTTGCATACTCAAATTAAATCACCAACTAAATCACTAAGTATAATGATCAAGTTGATAGTCGTTTGCTTAATTCTTCTTTTTGTTGCTTGGATCTTGATGAATCCTAAAACAAGTTTCCGAAAAGAGGAACCCACTACACGTTTGTATTCGGAAGGCACCCGTGAAGTCCTAAGGTCTGTTGGATCATTATCGGCGCCAGATGACCCTTCCCAGGGCATTTTACGTGGTCATGACCAAGGATATGACCGATTTCATGTGAGATAACGTACTGACGATATCCATTCAAATCTTGACCGCTCTTTGTAGACCCATGTTTCCAATTCTCTACATTGATTCTCATTTGCTTTCCTCCTAACTCTGCGCACGATAAGGTGTCATCACACCCTGCCTTGCGAAGACCTGCTTTAGAACTAAGATGAATCACAACTTTTGGATTACGCTTCACTTGAAAAAAACGATACCCTTTAGATTCCCACCCATTTGGATCCGCTAAGCAGATTGCTACATCGGTTTCAAAGTCTTTCAAAGAAAAATCCACATCTGGATCTACGACCACGCTATAGGTGATACGCTTCATTGATTTCAAGTGTGATTTTTAATCAACTGCAGAATCAACCTCCAGATGCTTCATCAAGGTATTCATAATTAACGCTTTAGTAGAATGCTTCATACCTGTATGTTCTAATACAGATCCTATCCATCCACCATCTTGCCACATGAATTCAATCAATATTTCAACTTCTTCAGTTTGCGTCAATCGTATCAACCATCTATGAAACTCTTTTGTAATTTCATACTTCATATCGGGAAAGTTCAGTTCAGTTAGTGCTTTAGAAACAGTTTGGTCCATTGTATATGGTTTCCATTGTCATCAAAAAAAATAATTCCATTTTAAATAGTAAATGTATTTCCTATTTGAAGCAGTTCTTGTTGGTTTGTTCTTATTACCTGTCTTCTGGGTCACTGAAAAAGCGGGATTCTCCAAGTGGATCACGGTGTTTCTCGCAGGTGCGTTATTCCACATCACTGCAGAGTTGACTGGAATCAACAAAGCCTATGTTCTAACAAAACACTAGAGAGTTCATCATAGGTTCCATAACCATATCCACATAAATGCCCTACAAATCGGTCACGTTTTGCTTGTAAATACTCAGTTCCTTCAATTATTTTTTCAAAGAGAACAAATGCATCCACTATTGAAACATAAATTGGTTTAATATCGGTCCAATGATTGTGAGGAAGAACATGATTAATACGTTTGAGTGAGTCATCATCAAATGGTACACTCAACTGGATGAGTTTGTCTAACAGATTGATTGAGATTGTTTTAGATTTATACGCCATTGTGTTTGAGTTTAATGTTTTGGCAAACTCAAATCTGTTTTAACAAATGTCTAGCAACGTGTTCGACCACATTGACATTCACTGAATTTCCTAATTGACGATATGCGATGGCATCTTTTTCAGGTAGAACATGCTCTTCTGGGAAACTTTGAAGACGAGCACATTCACGAGGTGTAATGTATCTTGCTTTGGATCCTACAATTGAAGTCTGAACAATAGCAACTAACGTTGGAAAGTCAGTTGCATTCTTAACTCGGATTCCAGATTGTCGTAATTGAATGTAGTGATTGTCAAGAACCTTGTCGGTCGGTTTCATAACACCTGCTTGCCATTCAAGTTTCGCATAGACCTTGCGTTTTTCAAGAACCTCCTTGTGTTTTTCCATCCACGCATCCCAGATAGGTTTATGTGCTTCGTAGAGTTTCTTGTTCTTAGTGATGTAGGTCTTCTTCCACTTGGCAATTCCTTCAGCATCTGGGTCTTCTTTGAAATACTCAAGAATGATTGGGACACCTAGAGCAGTTCCTGCTAGAACTGGAATCATTTCATCCCATGCATCGCAGACTTGTTTGAATTCAGGTTTGATATTGTATTTTGTTTCAACTTTCTTCTTCTCTAAGATGACGACCTTTTCCTTGATAGGTTCAGGTGGAAGTGTGATTAAACCAATGTCCTTTCGTACTCCCATGAAATACACACGTTCACGTTTCTGCGGAACTCCAAACATGTGTGGACTTAGAACTACATGCTTCATATCGTATCCAAGATCATCAAAGACTTTGAGAATGGTTTCAAAGACAGCACCTTTCTGAACCTTGAGAATATGTTTGACGTTCTCAAGTAGTAAGTATCGTGGTCTCTTTGCCTCTACGATTCTTGCGATTTGGTAGAAGAGTGTTCCTCGTGTATCTTCAAGTGCGCCTCGTCGTCCTGCATTTGAGAACGGTTGACAAGGAAATCCTCCACAGAGAACATCGTGGTCGGGAATGTCTTCTGTTTTCAATTGATAGATATCACCGAAAGGTCTCATTCCAAAGTTGCGTTCATATGAATCTTGACAGTTCTTATCAATATCAGATGCAAGTACACATTCACCTCCTAAGTTATCTAACGCACGATGAAATCCACCCATTCCACAGAAAAGGTCTACAAATTTGAAAGGCATGTAAAAAGAGTTGTATTAAAGAAGTGAATATCCATTTTGAAGTTAAGCGAGGTCTTCATCAGGTAGTATAGGAACTTCAACTGTTTGACGACTCTCTGAAATTGCCTTCTTAACACGGTCTAGTGCAAGTTTCGTGATACTTTCAACAGGAACAACTGGAATTGATTCAGGGAATTGAATGTCAACCTTGTATTCAATAGGAAGTCTTGGAATAAATTTAGCAAGAAATCCAGACTTGAAACTTAGATTCGATTGACTATCTACTTTGCCCTCCTCTGAATCCTTTTTGTTGTATACTTCCTTGTTAATTGTAGCACTATCTGTTCCAGGAGGAAATGATGATACAATGATATCGTGATCAAGATATACAATACGAGTTCTCTTGCGTTTCACCTCTGTATAGATGATCAAGGTTGGAGGGAGTGGACGAATTTCTATTTTAGATTCACCACGATAGTTCTCAAGAATAGGTTGTTGACTAATATCGCCACTGTTCTTTAGAGAAATTCCAATCGTAGTTTTGTCTACTTCAACTTGAATATCAATTACAGTTGATGAAGATGCTACGTTTTTAGTAGGAAAACCGAGTGCATTGATGAGTTCAGTGATTGCATCTTCAGAAACTCCACCAGTTACAAATTTGTTTACGTTGAGTGATGGTGGAAACATCACGCGACAGACAAGTATCTCTTGTATTGCCTTTTCTGAGAGTGGTTTCCCTTCTGGCGACTTCATAGCATTTAAGATCTCTAAAATTGCTCGTGCATTTTCTGTATCAGTTGGTTTAAGAAGTTGTTCAGAAGACGGATTCTCTCGTTTGAATACCTTTTCATGTGTTCCACAATATTCACCTTCACACTTTCTTTTACAAGGTGTACCTGAATTACTCACACCCTTACATGAATTAGGTTTCATTCCTGCTATTACTGTCTTTAGGGTCTTTGTTACTCGTTTCATTCTGTGAGTTCTTGCCATTGTAATATAATGTTTTCATTTTTCGCTGGAATCCCCCAAAATGGATTTGATAACCCCAACAAAACTCACTCCAAGTCCTACATGCGATATACTGTGTGAGGCGTGCGTACATACGATACAATGTTACAATTAGTTCCCTACAGCGTTACGATGAGAAAGTTAGGATACGTCTTGGACACGTCGATTCGTGGATTCATGCGTAGTCAGTGGGTGTCCAGAGGCGCCCTTAAGAAGCAGAAGGTTATGAATGAAAAGGTTGACCGGGTCGTTCATATTCTTGAGAAGTTCGCGAAGGTT